GCAACTGAGTTGTTCAATTCGTTGGCTGAAATTTTAGAGGCCAAATTTGATGCGAAAATTGTGTGGTCGTATGGGCGACAATCAGCCACTATCGATTGGGGTGGTGGTTTGCAATCTAGGTGGATTGTTCGTGCAGCTACCCCATCGGCAGGTCACGGCCTTAGTGTCGATTTGTGTGTTGTCGATGAATTGTTTGATTGTTCGCCGGCCGCCATTGATGATGCGTTGATTCCCACGATGCGTGCTAGGCGTGACCCTTTACTTGCCATGTGGTCTACTGCTGGCACATCTGAATCTGAGGTGATGCTTAGATTCCGAACTAGGGGCATGGCTGAGATTGATACTGGCACAAAATCACGTTTGTATTTTTGTGAGTATTCACCACCAGCAAACGTAGACCCTCTAAGCCTGGAGGCCGCCAAATGGGCTAACCCTGCCAGGGGTATCACTGTCGATGATGAAACAATTTTGGAGGAATTGAAAAACCCAAACACAGCGGCCACGTTGCGTTCTGTTTGCAACCTGTGGGTCACATCCTCTAGGTCATGGCTGGAACATGGATTGTTCGAATCTCTAGGCGATTTGCAAACAATCGGTGATGGTGGGGTGCTGGCTGTTGAGGCCTCATCTGATGACCATCGTTTTGTTGGGGTGCGTGCCGTTGCCGATGGTGACACTGTGAACTGCACAGTGGAATTTATTGTGGACAACCTGAACGATTTATGGCAACGCATTGAACAATGCAAACAAACGCATCGCAGTTTGCAGGTAGTGGTAGCGGCCTCACTTGATTTGCATCTACCAAAATCATTGCACGGCAGGGCTGTGCTGGTTGGCGTAAAAGAATTACAAAAATGGACAACACTGGTGCGTTCAATGATTATGTCTCGCCAGGTTCATCACACAGGTGAGGCTTTACTTGTCGAACAGGTAGACCGAACTGTGCTATCGAAAAACAATGGGGTCAGTGTTATTAGTTCGTCACGTTCTCCCGGCCCTATCGAATTATGCAGGGCGATGGTGTGGGCAGTAGCGATGGCTGGCAAACCAAAAGCAAAAATTGGTGTCGCATTCGCCAGCGCAAAATAATTGCAAACAATCACACAGCGTGTTGCAGTTTGTGTAACATCCAAAATGACATGGGTATTTTCAACCGTAAGGTCAAGGCTGAATTCGCTAGCGCACCAATCAAAGCAGCTGCATATGTGGCTGGTTCGGGTATTGGTTCGTACTACACCTACACCATCGGCACAGCAGAATTGCAATCGCTTAGCGTTGGTGTTATCAGCCGTGCCAGGGATTTGATGGCCGCCCTAATCGGAGGGCTCGAATTCAAGCACTACTCAAAACAGTGGACAGGCGAAAAATACGAGGAAATATATTTACCTCTCGAAACGTGGATGGAACGCCCCGACCCATACAACACACGCAATTTCATCCTGGCAAATACACTGTCGGATTTATTTTTCTATGGCCGTGCCTGGTGGTATGTAACAGCACGCAGTGCAACCACTGGCAAACCAACAGCGTTTCAATGGTTGCCAGCAGGCAACGTTTCAACACTTGACCAACAAGGCCCACAATTCTTTGCCGATTCAAAACAAATCGAATTCAACGGCGTTGAAATTGATTGGCAAAACGTTGTGCAATTCCGTAGCCCATCTATCGGCATCGTCTACACAGGCGCACGCAACATCTCCATCGCATTGCACCTGGATGCGGCCGTAGACAAATATGCGACCATCGAACAAGTACCTGGCTACCTGCAACAAAAAAATGGTGAAACCCTCAGTGGTGAGGAATTAGGCGAGGTAGCAGCTGCATGGGTAGCAGCTCGTAAAGATGGCAACGTTGTCGGCGCACTAAACGACTACATCGAATTCGTTGAATACAAACGTGACCCTATGGCCGTGGTAGCAGAACAGCGTGTATACCAATCACTCGAACTCAGCAGAATTGCGAACGTGCCACCCTACTTATTAGGAATTGATACTGGCTCATACCAGTATCAAACCTCACAAAACGCACGCCAGGATTTATACCTATTCGGTGCGAAACCATATTTGGATTGCATCGAACAAACACTCTCAATGGACAACGTACTCCCACGAGGCCGGTACGTTGAATTCAATACAGAGGATTTATTTACCGACTCAACCGATGAATCGGTAATTGTCGAACCTGAAATTGGAGTTTCAAATGCTTAGATTGCAAGCATCAATTATCACACTCGATGCAGCCAAAGGCGAGGAAACAGCACCAACCATCATGGGTATTGCTGTCCCGTGGGACACCACAGCCGTTGTCATGTCAGGTGAAAAAGTAGCGTTTCAACGTGGCGCATTTGATGTAAATCAAAAACCAGCAAAACTAGTTGAAGGTCACGACCTAAACGCATTAGTTGGCGTAGTGCCATTACTCAGCGATGAGGCAGACGGATTGCATTTCATGGCACAGTTCGCTCGCACAGCACGAGCAAACGATGCAGTCGAATTAGTCAAAGCAACTGCATACGATGCAGTAAGCGTTGGCGCTGAGGTAGTCGAATCAACATTTGACACAAAAACCAAAACAACAATCGTGACTAAGGCCCATCTCGTAGAACTCAGTTTGGTCGCCGTACCAGCCTACAAAGGGGCACAAATCACATCCATAGCGGCCTCAGAACCTGAGTCCGAAACAGAACCCACAGAAACAAATTCCGAGGAGGAAATCAACGTGGAACAAGAACCAACCATCGCAGAGGCATCCGTGCCTACTGCACCAATCGTTCACGCATCAGCAAAACGTGAATTCCGTTTGCCATCACCAGCCGAATACATCTCAGCATTCGTTCGTGGTGGTTCGGATTTTGCACAACTCAACGAAAACATCCGAGCAGCTGCACCCGATGTGGTTACCAACGACCTGCCTGGTGTCCTCCCGACCCCAGTCATCTCCAGCATCTACAACAATTTCCGAGGCTTGCGCCCTATCATCGATTCCGTAGGCCCTCGTGCAATGCCACAGGCTGGCAAAGTTTTCATTCGCCCTGTCGTAACAACACACACAACAATCGGTGCGGCCACTGAAGGCCTCACAATCGATGACGGAACATTTGTTGTAGACGATGTGCAATTCACCAAATCCATTTTCGGTGGCTATGTAAACGTCAGCGAGGCCTCAATCGATTGGTCGTCACCTGAAATTCTCAGCGGCCTACTCGATGACATGGGACGGATTTACGCAAATCAAACGGACGACTACGCCTGTGGTGTGTTAGAGGCAGGCGTAACCAATACAAACAATTTCACGGCAGCTAACATTGCTGACCCTGTGGAATGGGTTACCTGGTTCTACACAGCTGCATCAGACATTCTCGTTGCATCAAACGGCAACCTCCCATCAACCGTTTACATGGCCCCTAACCGTTGGGCTAGCGCTGGCGCATTGAGCGACACAGCCGACCGACCACTATTCCCACAGGTTGGCCCAATGAATGCATTTGGTACAGGTGCAGGCGTATCCGATTCCATGATGAATATGTTTGGGTGTCGTGTAGTCGTGGACAGAAACCTGACCAGTGGAATGCTCATTTTGGGTGACCCATCAGGTATGGAGTATTACGAACAGCAGAAGGGTGCTGTCTCACTTGAACAGCCATCGCAGTTGTCACGTCAAATTGCGTTCAGAGGGTACGCATCAGCACAGGTGATTGACTCAACAAAGTTCATCAAGGCTGCATTCGTCTAAATCAGACACAGCAACGGCGAGGGTAAGAGATGGGCATATATCTAAACAAAGAGGTTGAAAAAGCCTCTGCTGTTGCAGGTGTGTGGACTCTTACCCTTGCTGATGTTGATGGCCTAAAGGTGGGCGAAAAAATCAGCATCTATGGTGTGAACGCAAACGCAAACACCAACAATGCAACAGTCACTGCAATTTCAACAGTGAACCTTACGGTCACCTATTCACACGGCAACACAACCATTGCAGAATTCGCTACTGATGGCCTTGTGCATATTGTTGTCAATTGGGTCGATGACGCATACGTTGAGGACATTCTAGGTTTTGTACCTGTCGGCGATGATTTGGTTTTTCTCCAGGAATGTGTTGCAAGCGCAAACGATTGGGCATTTCGCAAACGACGTGAATCAGGTTATGCAGATTTACCGTATGCAAACCCAGGTGCTGATGTTCGACTAGGCACAGGACTCTATGCCATGTCGTTATATCGTGAACGTGGCGCAGCTGAAGGTTTCGCATCCTATGAGTCAATGGGAATTGTTCCCCAACCATCAGGTGGTTTGGGTCGAATCATGCAACTGTTAGGTTGCACACGGCCGCAGGTGGCGTGATGCCATCGGGAATTTTGTATGAGGCTGTAACAGCAACAAAGAATGCAATCACAGCACTAGGTTTGTCGGCTGTTACCGACCCACGCAACGCTCGCCCATTTTGTGTGTTTATTCAACTACCAACACTCGATGCGTTTACATACAACGTGGGCGACATTCGTGTTCCGATTCAGGTACTTGCACCACCACCTGGCAACCAGGATGCCAGCGATTATTTACTTACCACAGTGGACACAATTATGAACTCACCTATCGCTGTGGTGGATGCTCGCCCCGGCCTTGCAACATTCGGTGGGCAAGAACTCCCATCGTACGACCTAACTATTGCCGTGGCAGTACGGCGCAACTAACAAAGGAATTTTTCATGGCAACTACTACGTTTTTATCTAACGCATTTCTCTCCATCGGAGGCGTTGATTTCTCTGACCAATGCACGTCAGTTACATTTACTGACGGCAACGACAGTCTCGAAACAACAGCAATGGGTTCGACAGGTCACACATTCGTTTCAGGTTTACAATCCAATGAGGTGACAGCCGAGTTATTTATTTCCTATGGCGCTGGTGAGGTCGAGGCCACACTCGCATCGCTGGTGGGTCTAGGTACAACCACTGTGATTTTGCGCCCCAGCACGGCCGCTGTTGGTGTGGCTAATCCTCAATACACAATCAGCAACATGATGCTCGCAGATTTCACACCAATCAATTCAACAGTCGGCGAACTCGCCACAGTTACTGTCACCCTGCAAGGTGGCACAGCCGTACGAACCACTGCATAACGAAAGACAAACACAATGGCCACATCAACATTCCTCAGCAACGCAACCATCAACATTACCCAGGGTGCAACGACCTATGACCTGAGTGACCAGGCAAATAGTTGCACACTGACAGTGGGTTTTGACCCATTGGAATCAACAGCGTTTGGCGACACTGGACACAAATACGTTTCAGGTTTGCAAAACGTTGAGGTTGCTATCACGTTCTTTTTGTCTTACGGAGGCACAGGTGCAACATCTGAGGTTGAAACAGCATTAGCTGCAATCGTTGGGCAAGGCAACACCACCCTGGTTATCTCTCCGAGTGGAACAACCGAATCAGCCACTAACCCCGAATACACAATTAGCAATGCAATGCTCGCATCGTTCACACCAATCAACTCAACAGTGGGCGAACTAGCAACCGTTGAATGTGTGTTCACTGGTGGCACATACGTTCGTGACATCATCTAACAACCACTAAACAATCCGAAAGGGAAACACAATGCAGATTGAAATTTTAGTTACACCAATCGAAGGCGAACAATATAAGGTTCAAACCAACCTGTTCGTCATTGTTGCATGGGAACGCAAATTCAAACGCAAAGCATCCGAACTAGCCACAGGTATTGGAATGGAGGATTTGGCATACATGGCCTATGAGTCATGCAAAACCTGCAACATCAGCGTGCCAGTGGTGTTCGATGATTACGTCAAAAGATTGCAAGCAATCGAGGTTGTAAGCGATGACACAGCAAACCCTACAAACGAGGCTCAATAATTCGAGCGCTAGCAATAGTGCTAGTGAACACAGGTTATTGGCCTCCACAAATACCATTCGACACAGCAGAACTACTTACTGTTTTCGATGTGCTAGATGAGGCAAACAAAAAACGATGAGCGCCACAGCAAAAATAGAGGTTCTAGGGGCTAAAGAGACAATCAAAACCCTGGGCAAAATCGATAAAGAACTACGCAAACAGTTCACTCGTGATGCCAAAAAAATTGCTGAACCTGTATTTGAGGAGGCTCGCCGAATCTATCCACAGGTGCAACCAGTTTCAGGCATGGCACGCAAATGGAACAGAGATGGCAGGCAACTATTTCCATTCAACCCTGCAAAAGCACGGCGAGGGTTACGCCTAAAAATCAATACAGGCAAACGTTCACAAAATGTGATTCTTATTCAGCAACGTGACGTGGCAACAGCAGTGTTTGAAACCATAGGCAAAACAGCAAACATTCCACTAGAGGCCTCAATTGCATCTGTCGCCTATCGTTTCCCAGGCATCATCGGCGATGTTGAAGGCCGGCAAAAGCGTGTTCTCACACCAGCATCTGAGGCCGCTGGAGATGAGGTCAGTAAAGAGATGCAACAGTTAGTGTTGAAAATGTCTAAGCGCATCGAACGAGAGTTGAAATAAATGGCTATCAGTATTCCCATCATCGCTGAATGGAAGGGTGGCGATGCCATCACTAAAGCACGCAAAGAGTTTCAACAACTCGAAGGCGCTGGCGCAAAGGCTAATTTCGCAATCAAAAAAGCGGCCATCCCAGCGGCCGCCGCATTTGCAGGTGTTGGGGCCGCATTGTTTGATGCAACGAAAGGCGCTATTGAAGATGCAGCTGCACAAGACAAACTCGCCAAACAAATCAAACGTTCAACAAAGGCGACCGATGCACAGATAGCGGCCAACGAGGATTGGATTTCTACCCAGGGCAAATTGCTGGGAATTGCTGATGACAAACTGCGACCTGCGCTATCGGGTTTGGTGCGTGTCACAGGTGACATTACAAAAGCACAAAAGGCCGCCAGCCTTGCAATGGATGTTTCAGCGGCCAAAGGTGTTGAACTCGAAACAGTTACTAAAGCACTCGAAAAAGCCTATGGAGGTAACTACAAAGCCATCGGGTTGATTGCGCCCGAGTTACGAGCAATGATAAAAGAGGGCGCAACCCTTGATGAAATCATGGCAAAACTGAGCATCACGTTTGGTGGTGCAGCTACCGATGCAGCCAACACTGTGCAAGGCAAATTTCAACGCCTAACACTGCAACTAGACGAAACAAAAGAATCAATTGGTGCATCACTAATTCCAGTGGTCGAGGCCGCCCTACCTGTGTTGCAAAAACTGGCTGATTGGGCTGCAAACAATCCTGAGACATTCAAAAACATTGCACTAGCAATAGGCGCTGTAACGGCCGCCACAGTTGCATTGAATTTAGCGATGGCCGCAAACCCTGTGGTTTTAGCAGCTGCAGGTTTTGTTGCGTTGGCTGTTGCATTTGAACGTCTAGCCCAGGCGGCCGACAAACTAAACAAAGTTGGTGGCATTGGTTTGCGCTTGCTGGGTTTGTTTATGAAAATCCCGGCCATTGGTTTGCTAGAAAAAGGCCTTGCACCATTTACGAAAGACAAAAACAAATTTGAAGGTTTGCCAACTACTCGCATCCCAGCAATGGCTGAGGGTGGAATTGTCAAATCCAAACCTGGTGGCACGTTGGCGTTGATTGGTGAGGCAGGCAAATCTGAGGCTGTTATTCCTCTCGACAAATTAGGGCGCATGGGTGGCGAAACAAACGTGCAAATCAACGTGCATGGAGGCGACCCAAACGCAGTAGTTGATGCGCTACGCACATACATGAGGCGCAACGGCAGTGTGCCAATCAAGGTAAGTAATCTCTACTAATGGCACTCCAGCAATACACAGCGCAATATTCCGTGGGTGGTTCTGTATGGACATCTCTCACAAACCTGGAGTCATTGAACATCACTATCGGCAACCAGGAACAGTTGCAACAAATCAAAGCATCAACAGCGCAACTGACGTTTCGTTATCCCACAGGGTATGCGTCACCTATTACAGCATTGCGACCATCAACATTTGTGCGTATTCTGAACACAACACCAGGCAGTGGCAACTACTCAATTTATTGTGGTCGCATTGCGAACGTTACTGCTGAATACGGCATCCCATACTCTGCTGGTGTTGGCGTATCTGATTATCTGTATCTCGACCTTGAAGGCACGTTCGCAGAGTTAGGGCGTTTGCAAGGCAATGGCTATGTCATGGCCGCTGGAACAATAAACCAGCAACTCACAACATCCACAGCGTTTGGGCCTCTTGCCAGTTTTGACAGCACCACAACACAAAACATGGCTGGCACAACCATCAACAACACATGGGGTGATTGGGTTTCACAACTAGCGCTCACCACAAATTCACGTTTGATTGACGGTAGCGAACCAAACCTAGTAAATGGTGTTTATACATTGCGTTCACCATTTGCAGACAAAATAGCGACAGTCAATTTTTCTGATACAACCAACAATGCAACCAACCAGGTATATAACGACATAACGTTTGACAGCCTCGCAGACAACTACTACACACAGGTAGTGGTCACGCCCGAATCGTATGCTGAGCAGATTGTGCCAGCAGGTTCAACAACAGGGCGCTCATACCAGGTAAACACACTCAATGCAAGCACCACCGACGCATTGAATTATGCAGACTATTTGCTGTCGAATTACGGCACACAGCAATTCACTATCTCATCGGTGACTTGTTTAGGCGAGGCACAAAACAGTTTTCAACTAGACAAAATAGCGGCCAACAATTTTTATAATCAGCCTGGTTACTACATCAACGTCGTTTTCAGAGGCACGACCTACCCATGCGTCATTGAAGGCGTAACAATGTCAGCCACGCCTGCTGGTTCACGATTCACCTACTACCTATCAGGTGGTTCTCTAAATAATTATTTGCGTTTAGATAACGCAACCTACGGCACACTCGACAACAACAAATTAGGATTCTGATATGGCAACGCCCACAAATCTCCCAGCGGCCTTCACAGCAGGGCAAGTATTGACAAATACGCAAATGAACAACCTGCGTGGGGCATTCCGTATTTTGCAGGTGGTGTTTGCATCAACTACCACACCAGTAACAAACAACACAGTCACACCAGCCGATACAGGACTCACGGCCACAATCACGCCAACTAGCAACACCAGCAAAGTGTTAGTCATTGTCAATCAGGCTGGTGGCGCAAAATCAGGAGGCAACGTAGCAAACGCATTGAAGGTTCACCTATTGCGTGGTGCAACAAACATTTCAAACCTCACCCTCAGCGCAGGTTATACAAACACTCTTGTTGAGGTTCGCACAGGCACAATCAGCACAGCCTATTTGGACAGCCCAGCCACCACATCAGCAACCACCTACAAAACACAGTTCTACAACAACATCGGAGCTGCATCAGTATCTGTGCAAATCACTAGCGAAATGTCCACAATGATTCTTATGGAGGTTTCGGCATGACTTTGAACAATCCACCCAAAGCACTCATTCTGTTAGTTGCACTCATCTGCGTGACCGTTCTTATGGCGCTAGGTAAAATCAGCCCCGAGGCTGGTTTGCCAGTTATCACAGCATTTGGTGGGTACGGAATTGGCAATGGCGTGGCCGCCATGTCAGGCACGAAAGCCGACCCAATCATTGGGCCGAAATATGGCGACCAGTAAAAAACCAAACCCATATATCGGCTGGGACAAAGATGCCACAGGCAAACGTGACGGCACGGAAAAACTCATGTGGCTATGCCAGCGCCGATGGGGTGCAAAGAATTACGGCACATGGATGGTGCGACCAATCAAAGGCACAAACGCACCTAGTGTTCACGGCACAGGTCGAGCCTTAGACATTCTCATCGAGGATAAAGATATGAAGGCTCAGGCTGTTGCCTGGTTCACTCGCCCTGATGTGGTGAAAACCCTGGGCATTCAGGCTGTCCATGTGTACCGATGCAGAGAATCAGCGTTTGGTAAAGGTTGGCGAGTTGGCCGGGGCTGGCGTATTTGGACTAAAACCAATAATGGTGGTTCTCGTGGCGCTAACCACCTGCATATTGAGATTGACCACAGCCTGTGTGATGATGGCGCTGGTATGTTGGCCGCCTGGAAATCGTTGCCACGGCCTTAGTTCTGTGTGGGGTTGAGTCTCGACAACTCCCCGACACATGGCAACCCTGGGGTTAGTTTCCCGACCCTGGGGTTGCCGCCCCATCTAATGCTTGCAATTTGTTTGCAACTGTGTCTATACTGAATCCATCGGGTCGAGCCGATAACGAGAGGGAAACATGAACACAGATCACATCAAAATCATCACAGTGCGCATCGGTAATGGCACAAAAGTGCATTATGCAAAAGATGGTTCATCAGTAACATTTTGCAATCTTTACCGTGGAATCCGTAAGGCATATAGCGATCATGCAACGTGCGAACGCTGCATTGATGGTGTTAGCGCCCGTGAATTTTCAGACAAGGTAGGGCAATAACATGAAAGATTTTCAAATTGTTACCGTTGTCAAAATGGCAGCCACATACGATGAATTCGATGGGTTCGGCGATTACGTCAATTACCGAAACTCACCAATCTGCACAGTGACAGCTGCCAACGCAGATCACGCAGTAGAGGTTTTCAGATCACAAACAACAGGATTGTTCTCTACCATTGATGTGTTTGCAATCGAGGCAAAATAATGTTTGCAAACCTCACCAACCCTGATGAAATTTTTGCGTTTGGCTGTCTCATGGGCAGCATCGTTACCTGGTGCGTGATCAGACTCGCCGACAAACTGCGGCAATGGGATGCTAGGAATAAACGATAAAACGATTTATCGCCATCACATTGTTTGCAACATTTATGTTCCCAACGCAAACAACAGCCAAATCATCATTCGATGACCTAGTACTAGCGGAACACTTTTACTATCGCCTAGCGCAATCGTAATCATCAAATCCTCCACCATGTCTGCGGCTGTGCCGGCATCCATTTTGTTTGTTTGTTGCTGTTCTAGTTGCTGTGCGTGACGTGCTAATGCCGCCACAGGACATGATGGATGGCAGCCCCAACCTTCACGGCAGTTGGTGTGAAATGGAACGTGCATCAGAATGGTTGTTCCTCTGTGTCATCGGCTGGCCGATAAGTACCGTTTTTGAGGCTGTCGATTAGTGCTGTCATTTCATGTTTGCCCCATGAATCCAAATTTGGGATGGCTGGATAATCATGTTTTTTCAACAGTGATTTCGCAAAATGCACCTGTTTCTCTGATGCTAAACCTGCTGGCTGTGTGATTGTCACAGCTGGCATTCGGGCATCTGTACCTGTTTCCATGTGTGGGCCGTTGCTGGTGGCTGGTGGTTCGCTCATGCGTTGCACCTTTGCCATTTCCTCACGGCTGGGGCGTTTGCTGAAATCTGATCCAGCGAAATTGTGCAGCGGAAAATTGCTCAAACAGCGGCCGAGGCTCGATGTTTCACAATTCTCCACGTGGCTAGATCT